GTACCACTTGTTTACGTATTCTAAAAATATACGAGCAACAAACGCTGGAGTGTTTCCATCAAAGTTTTCATAATCTCCCGAAACAATGTTCCAATTGTCATGTTTTGTAAAGCGTGAATATAATACACTCCATTGGTTGGAATGTACATTTATGCCAACACTAACAGGATGAGTTGCACTTTTACTTTGGACGTACGACATAAAAGTTTGGAAATACATTCGAACTAATATTAGGTAATCCAATGGGCAAGTGCTAAACAACCTAGTTTTTCCTTTCATGACTTTTTCAACTGGGCGTGTTTCATCTTTGAGCATATCGGTCCATATTACTTCAATTTGTTGTCCTTGACGTAACAAATCATTCTTGAGCAATATATCTTCGCGCACTCCTTCACCATACTGATGTTTTTGATCAACTGTAACCACATATGGTGTTTTTCCTTTAGTACTCTTCAAACAGTACGGATATCCAGGAGAAGTTGTTGCATCTATTGATGGTATGTACCTAGATGGGTCACCATTTAAGGCCATATCAACATCTAAAATGTCATTCCACCTACTATCTTGAGGATATAGATGAAACAAATAGTCCATGACACAATCAGGAACATATGTTTCTGGTGTTGGTACTTGACTAAGTTTAGAAAGGGCAACCAACCTAGGATCTATCATAATTCCGTCTTTGTTCACAAAAGGGGACATCTTTGCTGGTATATATTTAGGTGATCCTTTATACCCATACATCTTAGATTTCTTAATTCTAGAATGTGTTGGTATTGGGACTCCATACGGTACAGTTCCTATAATCTCCAAAGGAAAATGCGATGATTGTGGTATAAAAGTATCAAATAATATATCCACTAACTCTTTTGAAATTGGTAGTGCTGCACCTAAGCGCTGTCCACTTATTAACATTCTGCCAGAATGTATACCAATTACATGAGTCCTTCCATCAGAACCTACATAACAAATGGCAGCTCCAGAATCTCCGGGTTGTGTCAAAGCATCATAAGTGATAGGATTACTTAAGTAATAATGGTTTTCTCCACAATCATACTCAATACTTTTACTTATTTTAGATTTGACAACATCTTTGTTGTAAACACCCGAAACTGATCTACCTAGTAAACCCAATGGACAATTGTCTCCTAAATTTTCAACAATTTGATCATTTTCCTCGCTAACCAAATATTTATACATTTCATTTGGCTTTTGTGGTAATTTTAACTCAACAAACAAAACATCTAAATCTTCAGGTCCAAAAAATGCTTCTTCTTCAGGAAAAGGTATCGTGTAATTACCATTGCATGTATACACTTGTAGATTCCCTGCTGGACAACCATCAACATCATCATAGAAATGTGCAGGTAACATATAAATGTTATCTTTGACATGGTGAGCCACACAATTTGTAGTATGAGGAACATCATTATCTAGATATTGCACACTCATGTGAACCACACATCTAGATATAGAATTAAGCATTTGTTCTGTTTCAACATGACTTTCTAAATTCATTCTACCACGACCCATGGCTAAACGTCGTTGATTTTTCTCTTTACGTCTTCTGTTATTTCTTGGATTACGTTTACGTTTGCGTTCATCATGTGTTTCAACTTCGAAATTAACCTCAGGAAAAAACAACTTTGCGCAAACAGTAACAGTAGCTAAAGCCATGAACAGAATAACTAGAAAAGATATCCACCCTTCTTGCCACCACTTGTTTGCACATTCACTCGTAACACGAAAAAACATTCGCACATATGAAGCAGGATCAATAGAGGTCAAAAATCCATTTTCAACTTCCATAATTGGCGGTAATGAATACTGTTCAGCATCTAGATCAAAAACATTTGCATCAACCGTGTGCAAATTGTATCTATTTTCATGTACAACATACGCACGCATCATCAAATTTGCTAGTTGACCAGCATTGAATTTGTGCCCAACAAACATTGGGAATTGCTGACAATGTGTAATTTCAAATAAGTCATGCTGACTATCTCCCGTACATGGCTCATCTCTAAAAGCTCGTATGTGACATCTTCGCATAAAAGCTTCATTATCTGTAAGACCTGCTTCCAATCTGTGGTCTGGACGTAAACTATTTGATGTAATAAGTAAATATTTCGAATTAAAAAATTTCTTTCCTTTTTCACCAAAAGCCATATTCAGATTATACGGTGTGGAGTTGGTCATGTTAATAATGTTTTTAGCTTCTTGAGCACGCTCCTTAGTGTCTGTTGTGGTGAACATATCATCCATAGTAACAAACATTTGGTTACGATAACCTTCAAAATACTCTGCTTGAAGATTCATAGAATAGTTCTCAACCTTGCCATTATTTTGTTTATTTGCAATTGCTTGCTTTATAAAATTCATAGCCGTTGTCTTGCCTGAAGCTGGTTTCCCAACTAAAAGTAAGACAACAGGTTCTACTCTTCTAATATCTCCAACTAGTGTATTGTTAGCCTCTGAAGCCATAGATTCGAGCTTCTGAAACTTAATTGTAAACAATTGTTTAAGATATGAAGGAATACTATTCATTAGTGCATTGGTTGGCAAATCTTGATAACTCTTATATGTTTCCACAATATTCTCCAATTCTTCATTTGTTGTTGGTGTACGCAGATTCCATGAATTAACATAGTCTACGCACATTAATACCCTATATGAAAAATTTTGAAATTCGTAATTGAACGGATCAAAAGAAAATAACAACCTGGAAACAACACTAATAACGCTACAAGCCATTCCAACGCGGTCTTCAACATTCTTTCTTTTACCATTGAGATATGCAAATTCAGCATTAGCTCTTTGTAGATCAGCGGAACTAAAGTTTCCTAAAGAATTAGAAGCTAAAAATGTTGCAATTTGTCCACAAACATCAATCAAGTTTTTTGCTTCAGGTTCAAAGTGTTGTTCCAAATCATTCTCTACATTTGTAGGATAAAAATAAGAACATAAACTCGAAACACTAGACACAAATGTTGATGAACGTGTGTACATAAAGTATGAAGCAAATCTTAAAGCTCCTCCTTTTGTTCCAAACTGCCATTCATACAACAAGTTTAACAATGTGTGAATT